GCGATGGAGAATGCTGGGGTGAGGAAAAAGAAATGGAAGTGGTCGGGAAATATAGAACATTTGCGGGATGAACATTTAAGGGTTGACGGGCAAGAGGTTATGATTAATTCCAATTTCTTTGTCGGCAACGAGAGTCTATCCGCACCGGGTCAGGGCAGCGACCCTGCAAACAATATCAACTGTAACTGTGTCAGCGTGCCTTCAGCATAGCTGGCGAAATCAAAGATTAACAGGCAATCCAATGAACACGAAGAACCGCAAGAATAAACTGCAGAGCGTCACCTCGTTCTGCGATGTCCGGCAGGTTGAGGGGAGTGATGACTCGCTCCGCTTCCGGTTTTCAGATAAGACAGTTGACCGGCATGGAACGGTGCTTATGCCAGGCGGAGTAATCCTTGATAATTACAAGAAAAACAGACAAGTCTTATTTATGCACGACAACTGGAATCCGACCGTCGGGCAAGTTGACTTTAAAAGCATCGAGATTACGCCAAAATTCTTTGATGGGGATATAATCTTTGACCGAGCTAATGACCCATTCGCCGACTTGCTATACCACAAGTATAAAAACGGATTTATGAACGCCGTGTCGGTGGGCTTTAGGGCGGTTGAAATATCTGACGAGCCAGTAGCTAAGGGTCAGAAGGGCGTGACTGTTCTTAAGTGGGAACTATATGAAATAAGCCTTGTGACCATCGGTTCAAATCCTAATGCCTTGCAACGAGCGGACTTTATGGAGGAAATGCGGGGTTTCCGGGAAGAAGCTGAAGATATGGGATACTGGCGGAGTGAATACGATGAGATATTTACCCGCGAGGACTGCGATGTCCACATGAAGGAAGTGAACGACAGGCACGAGGCGGAGATAGAAGAGGTCAGGGCGCAGTTGCTTGAGGCAGAGGAACGAGCAACGGGCTGGCGCAACAACTATACAGCCAGTCTCAACGAGATTGGTCGATTGAAACAATAGTCAAATCAAGAGGAGTAATTGTGTTCTTTATAACAAGGAATAAAATAAATATATTCATAATTGACGTTTGGCAAATCTATGGGAAGATAACATATTATCTTCCTTATTGGGTAGAGATTTATTTGTTGTTCTGCTTATATCTATTGCCTGACTGGATGAGAAAAAGTAATATCTGTTTTAATGCTTATTATCAATTCCCATACCAGATGAAGGGCTGGGATACCTTGCGTTTAGGTAACCTATTAATCGGATATGACGACATCAATGACAGACCAGAAGAGTTTATGTTCTTTAAAATAAATCTTAACCAAGAGGAGTAACGATGTATAAATATTACATGGTGGCATCGTTCCGGTGGTTTCACTGGTTCGTGCCCTGGATGTGGTATTGGAGGTGCCGGATATTTCATACAATATTAGCAAGCGAGGATAGGCGGGGAGGAGATGCGAAGGGAAAAGGAATTGCTGATAAGTTCGCATTTACACATGAAGTCCCGGCTAAGTGGTATCTCGCAAAAGGGAAGATAATCAAACAGAGGAGTAATCATGTTGGAATTAGTAGAGTTTGAAGACAAGAACGGGATAACTTATTATCTCGAACCAAAAGATATTGTTAAAATTACAAACGGTAGAACAGGGGGAATTAAATACAAGGCTGAATTTAATTTTATGATACTTGACAAAAAAGACACCACCTCAAACCGTAAATATACTGAAGCGAGAATAATACACTAATCGTAAGACAATTTTAACCCCATACCGCTCCGCCGTTAGCGTTATAACGGCTGCTACTACAAACCCTAAAGACAGGGAAATATTATTATGAAATTCAAGACAATTGAAGAGGCAAAGGCGTGGTTACTGGATGAAAACAAGGATATGACCGATGAAATGGCGACTAAACTCGCCCCGAATTTCCTTGAGGAAAACGAAATCCCCCCTCCGCCTACACCAGCAGAAAAAGCCTCAGACGGTTCGATGGAAAAGTTGATGAAAACCTTCATCGACTATCAGGCGAAACACAATGCGGAACTGGCTGAGACAAAGGTTGCCCTTGAGAAAATCACCGCCGACCAGGTGGAGAGGTTCAAGGAACTCGAAAACGAGAAAATCGAATTTCGGCGTGATGGCATGTTCAACCTCCTCACCGCCAGCGACAAAGATTTTGCGGGCATCGATATTGACCAGAAACAACTCGTCACCGACCTTGGTGAAAAGAGTATCGAATTGGAAATCGTGCGTCAAATCATGGGCTACAAAGTTGGACGTGAAATCGGCTACGGCGAACTCCCAATGCGTTCAGTCAATAGCATTATGAACTCAATGATGAGCCGGGATCAGTGGAGTAAGCATGTCAGAAGTTTACCTCCCCATCCGAAAACCTACGCATTCAGAACGATGCGACCTGGTTCGACCGGAGCTGGCGAGGAATTCATTATGACGGCGGTTGCGAGCACTTTCATCGATCAGGTGAGAATTGCGACAAATCTACTCCCGAATATCGAGATGTTCCAAATGCCGACCAACCCGTACACCTGGCCCCTCAGCGGAACTGACATCAAGCTATTCTTCCTCGGTCGCGGCGCAGGAACTACAGGTGATCAAGGTGGTGGAGCAACCGCAGTAACCATTGAGCCTTCGGATCGCAAAACGAGCAATCTGACATGGAATGCTGGCAAGTTGGGTGCGTTGGTTTACTACGATGACGACATCGTGGAAGATTCAATCATCGCAATGCTGCCTTATCTACGCAACGGTATGATCGTCTCAACCGCAGAGCAGATGGAATATGCTGTCATCATGGGTGACAATTCAACTGGTGCAACCGGCAACATCAACTCTGACGATGCCGCACCAAGCGTAGCTTCCGGCGCAGCCGATTACTATCTGATTTACGATGGTCTGGTAGAGAACTGCCTGACCGCTGGAGCGACTCAGACTGTCGATGCAAGTGGAACCCTCGCCTTGAGTCATTTCAATACGGCTCGTTCACGCATGGACAAATACGGACTCTATTCCGATAAAGCCGCGTTTATCCTTGGCGCTGAAACTGCGGTGAGAGTGGCTCAACTTTTGACAGCGGAAGCCTCGACTAACTTCAATTCAGGTATGGTCGTAAACGGTGAAGCTACAAGAGTCGGCGGACTGCCTATTATCGTGAGCGGCGGATTGCCCCTGACCGATGATGATGGTAAGGTCACTACATTAACTCCTTCCGCGAATGACCAGTTGAATGCGGTCGGCTTTAACAAAGCGGAAGTGATGTTGGGAATCCGCAAAAACATGACTATGGAAACCTTCAGGTTCTCTTCACAGCAGAACGCACTGACAATGGTGTTGAGACAAGATTTACAGTTCCCCCACGATGGGGATGACATCTTTGTCTATCTGTATAACGCTGACTAATCCCGGCGATTAACCAAGACAATATTCACCTTTTAACTATTATTATTAACATTGAAATATAAGGTTTAAATATCATGGCTGATAAAATGAGAAGCCCATTTCCGTTTCGCGATGTTTGCTCTACTAACAAGGGCAAGTTGACGGCGGCAATTAAGGCGTTACTTCCCGGTCGGCTGACCGCTGCGCCTGCGATGACACCGTTTCAGGATGAGATTGCGCGGTTGGGTCTGGAGCTATTCGTCAACAAAACCGGCTCGACTATTGCGGCGGGCTTATGCCTGCAGCCGGAACTTACCTTGAATACGGTTGTCTCAACTGAAACTGTGGTCGATAATACTGCACTGACAATCGCTGACGGACTGACCGTAGAGGTCGGAACATTCCGGCTGGTTTTCCTGATTGGAACAGGCGACCTTCTGGCAGGCAATATCGTCATCGTGGGTATTGACGAGAACGGGACGGCAATTGAAGAAACAGTGGTATGCGGCACGACTAATGCGACACAGTGGACGAGCGTCAATCTTTATACCACAGTGACCTCGATTACCCCCGGAACGTGTGCCGCGAACTCTGGGACGCTTGCCGTTACCGCTTCACCTGTCGATGCTTGCGAAGTTGCAGGCGCGGCTCAGGACGGTGTGGACGTAACCGGTGTTTGTCACGGCGCAGTTGGTGGATTTGACAGAACTGCAGTGCCAGACGAAGGCTACGGCTACAAAGCAACCGCCATCGGTGCGACAATGGAAATCTTCGTAACTGCCGCAGATCAAGCCGCCGGTACTCTTCTGGGAACGAGTAATGGAACGGCTGGTTATCTTGCCGCTCACAGTTCCGCCGCGCACGGCGGGAACGTTGCGAAGTTACTTGATTACAACCGTGCAGAAAGTGCTGCCGACCTTCGCCTGTTTTGCCAGTTCCTGGGCGGCACCTAAACAGGACGCTTTGATGATTGCTAATGACAAACATACACAGGGGGGAGAATATGATACGAAAATTGTCGTAGCTACCTCCCCCTTCAGAAATCATTACCCGGATAAAGTTCTGAGACCTTACAGGTACAGACAATATCCTAAACCGAGGATAAAGACAGATGAAAATAGGAAGCTACAGAGTAACCAAAACAATCGATGACGATTTCAACGGCGTTCATCAAGAGGCTGGCAGTGTGCACTCCGCAAGCTGGCGGACGTTAGTGATGATGTCCAACAAATATCCCGATTCGATTGAGATTGTAGATTGTCCAGCAGACCTCCGGTCTCAATTACCGGTTGCGGTTCAGACGACATTTGTCGATGCTGACAAGAAATTCTGTACTGAACGTGATGCCGCAGAACGTAAGGTAGCAGAGGCTGAAAAGAAGAAACGGAAAGAGCGGGATAAAAAGGCGAAAAGCAAAAAAACTGCGGCGAAACTAAAAAAGAAGCCTGCCCCGAAGCCTGCCCCAAAGGTCGAACCTGTGAAAGAACCGGAAAAGGTCGAACCACCAGAGGAGACGGCGGGACCAGAAAAGGAAGGGTAAATCTATGAAGAAAACATACCTGTTTATACTGGCGATTGTCCTACTCGCCTCTGTTGCGTATCCGGCGGAGTGGATTACCGACTATAAGCTGGCGACTCGAAACCCGGAAAACCACGTCTATCAAACGACTATCACCTCGACTAACCGGACGGACATTGATACCGTATATGTACAACTGTTCTCCGGTGCAAGGAGCAATGGGCGGATTACGGTGAGCGTCGTGCCTGATACTGCGTCAGGGAAAACTACTCAAGCGAGGACTGATTCGCTCTTTGTAATTTACGGAGCTATCGAGCCGGTAACCGAAAGTAATTGGACACAATCACCGGCTTATAAAATTGCGGTGAACCGGGATACTTTGATGTTTCATCCTATACAGACCACACGTGAACCCGGACTTGATTGGACAGTTGAGGGCTGGCATATTGTACAGATAGGCACACCAACGAACAGTCTCCCCGCTACGGACTATTTCGCTATTACTATAATGAACGTGACGGTAGATACTCTCGATATATTAGTAACAGTCGAATGGGTGCCTAACCAGACGAAGGAGGTAAGGTAAATTGAAAGTTCTACATAAAATATTCCTTGCCTGCCTGCTATTTCTGTTGATTGTCCCGGTGGTTCAAGCAGAAGGTACTGGCGGATATTCCGACCTTTATGGATTAACCTGCAGAAACAACAACGAGAATATTTACGGTGCATGGACATTCATCGGTGCTACAGAATTTGTCGGTGATGTGACCTTCAATAAGATGACGGGCGATACGATTATCGTCACCATTCTTGACGTGCAAAAGCTGGATGTTGACAGCATTTACATGGTCGATGCAACCGGAGACGACTCGACCTCCTGGCATGACGATGGGACGTATTCTACGTTGCATTTTGACAATCCGCTGAAGCTGACGGGGGCGAGTGTGTTGCATGGGAACTCGGCGGCTTCGTGGTCTATCTACGACAGTGATTTGGAGACGGGGGTGAGTGTTGACACTGCGGCGATTGTGATTGGGGGGAGTTATGTGCCACAAATTAATGGCTATGCAACTGATGGAAG